CTATTCTTTTTCTGCGTCGCCATCTTGCCATTTGGATCAGTTTAAGCTCTTCTGCGTGCGCCTCATCTTGCTCGGCCACGATCGTCTGCCACATCTCTTCGAACTTGCTCCAAAGTGAACCCAATTCTGGCGGCGCTCGGTACACCATCGTCTCGCGTATCTCTGCCAGCATGGCATCCAGCCGTGTCGTGATGATGATACGGCGCAGCGCCCGACGACCGACGCTCTCTTCACCCTTGTAGACCTTTTTGCTCTCCATCTGCTCGGCCAACAGCGCCTTGCTCAACGCGTCATAACTGTCCATCAACGCGCCCAACTGGTCGCCGATCTCGGTGTACACGTCGTTCGGATCGGCCTTGGCGATCTCCTGGACGCGCTGCACCTCGGCGTTGTACTTCTGCTTTTGCTCAACTGTCGGGTTGCCGCCCGTTACTTTGTCGAACTGCGCCCGCAAATCTTTCAGTACGTCGGACACCTCGCCGCTGGCGTTCTTGATGTCCTTGTAAAGTTGGCAGCCCTTCTTGACCGCCGCGACCGCAGCATTGGCAGCAGCAAGAAGGGTTAGCGGGTCAATTTTCTACCTCAAAAGCCCGTGCCGCCCATCGGCAGTCGTTCTTGCACGTTGTACTGGAACACTGGCTGCGCGCCGCCCACTGCGCCAGCGTACGGCGCAGCAGCACCAAATAGCCGACCACCGGCTTGCATTGTTGGTGTCCTAGAACGCAACAGCACATCGGCAGCACGTTGACCAGGTTCGCTATACAAAGCTCGACCTGCAACTACCGCCGGTATACCTACTTGAAGGTTAGTCGTTATACCAAACAAACCCGCACCGCCAAACGCATAACGCCCAGCCAATGTTTCGCCAGCTTCATCGCCTAGCACTTGAAGTGCTGAATCCGACAGCCGCTGCGAACGGGCCGAACCTTTAGCGTAGGCCGACTTATTCAACGTCTTGTCACCCTGACGCACGGCAGTCGCAAACTGTTTTGGTGTAAACACACCGTTGACCGCGCCGGAGTTGGCGGCAGCCACTTTGACGGCGCTAAGATCGCCATACGCCGAATCAACGCGGCGCAACTGCGGCGTCAATCTAGGGTTTTGGCTGTAAAGCGACTTCTTGAACTCGCTCAGTACGCCGAACAATGCGTCGCCGATCTCGCGAGAAGCTCCGTCCGTGCTTGACATCAAACGCGATGCTTGCTTGCGCAGGTCAGATTCGATTGTCTTGTACTCTTGCCCAGTCAACGGCTTACCTGAGAACTTACTAAGCGCCACGTCGTTGAGATAGTCCACCGCAGCCTGGCGCTGATCTGGCGACAACAATTTTGATTTGTTTAACGCGCCCAAGATATTGGACGACGTATTGAAGTCAAGCGTGAACTTGATCTTGCCTAAGACATCGTCGTACGCATTAGACACTTGTTGCGTAGCGTATTCGATAGCATCGCGACCGATAACGTCCTCTGGCAGTTTGCCTTTAATCGGTTTTAGCGCGTTATTGATAACGCCTTTGTTGAACTGAAACAGCGTGCGTTGCCGCGCATCTTGGACAGCGGTGCCAACTAGCGGCATGTATTGCGCGAACTCTTCAAGCGACTTCGCGCCTTTGCCAAGCGTCTGACCCATTGTCGGCGTAACGCCGAGATCGCGCATGGTTTGCTCGGCTTTAGACACCAGCGGGTTCAATATACGCCCGCCAGCGGCGACGACTTTTTCGCCGCCCGCGCCAAAAGCGCCGCCTAAAGCAATCTGTTCGGTTTTTGTGCCGGCAAAATCTTCACCCGTTACTGGCTGCATTGCACCGCCAACTGCGCCGCCGATAGCAGCTCTAGCAAGGGGCGTTGCACGGGTGAATGTTGCGGCCGCAGACGCGGCGGGCACAAGGTTAGCTGGGCTTACAATATTTCCGCCCAAACGAGCAAAATCAAACCCAGTTTCGCCGCGCGCCGCGCGTTGTTGTTGATACGCGCTTTCTTCAGCGCGCACCATTTCATCTACGCGGCGGGCTTCTTCCTCGAAAAACCGGCTGACCGGGTTAGGCCGCGCGCCACCTAATGAAGTGGCGTAGGACAACCCGCGCGGCAACAATTGAGCGCCGCCGCTGATAGGGTCTTTAACCCCCATCAAAAACCCAGACGACGGCGCTGTGGCTGTCTGCCCACTTAACGCGGCTTCAATTTGCGCGCTAGTCATGTTGTCCGGGAACTCGATAACGTCGTTCCCTACCTGAATGTATTGAGCCATTATCTAATGTCCTCAAGTCTACGGGTTGTAGGGTTATACCGTTTAGTTGGGCGGGGAGCTGCTGCCGGGGCTGCCGGCGCTTCTGGTGGCGGCAAAGTTGACGTCAAAGGCTGTTTCTTATCGCCGCTTTCGGCTTGTCTGCGCAACCGCTCAATACCTCGCCTAATTTTTGTTTCGGCTTGATTCAGAATGCGCTCTAGTGTTTTGGGTTCTACAGTGATGTCGCCGCCCATAATTCTGTTCAGGTACGCCAACTCTTGCTCCGAATCGTTTCCGCCAAATTCTTTCAGACGTGGCACAACTGTTTCGCCGATATACGCCAAGAAGGTTTCCGTGTTGGCCACTTTATCTGGGCTACCTACACCCGTATACTTAGCGACAAACTGTTTTGTTGGGCCATACGCACCTGCGTAAATACCTGCCTTAAGCATATTTTTAGCGTCAGCAATACTATCGAGCGCGGCCTCTTTACCTTTGACGTCGACCAACTCTTCACCGATTCTTCCGCCTGCTTTTTTACCCGCTTCGCCGGTGTCGATACGGATGCCGCCAAGGTCAACCTGCATACCTTTACCCGTCTTGCGACCAGTAATTTCTGCGTCTGCGTATGCAAGCATTCTGGATTTGTATTCAGGCGTGCCGGGCTGAATACCGGCCTCAGTCAAAATACGAGAGAACTCAAGTTGTTTCTCGCTAGAATCTTTAGTAGACAACTTCTTGAGATTTTCGCGGTACGACTTGTTGTACTCCTCAGTCCCCGGCGCGCCCGCGCCCAAAGCAAGTTCGCGGGCAATCTCAATAGCGTCCGGCACTTGCCCTGTGCCGCCACCACGGCTTAAAGAAGCTATTTCTACGTCAATAGCCTTTATTTCTGGGGAATCAGGTAGCGCGCCTCTATCCAACAACTCCTGTTTACCGACAGTTAGCTCGCGAATACGCCCAGCCGCTTGCAAGGCAGGCGACATTCTTTCGCGTGTGCGTTGTGTCACCAACGCAGCATCGGCTTGCGCCTTGCGGCCATAGTCGGCCAGCATCAACGCGCCTTGCTGATCGCCTGCATCGGCAAGTTGTCGAGCGGCGTTAAAGATCGAGTCGGGGTCGCCCAAGTTAATACCTTGCAGGGCCGACTGACGCGTGCTGATCATGCGCAACTGTGGGTCTTCCGCACCCAAGATGCCGGCCAAACCGCGACCGAACTGCTGACCGGCACGGATCGCGCCGAACCGAATGCTTTGGTACGGATCGAGTTGCGCCAGCTCCGCCGCTTGGCGCTGCATCATCAAGTCTTGCTGCCGCTGGTACTCTTCCGGCGAGGTGAACAGACCCAAAATTTCGCTTGCCATGATGACTCCTATAATCCGAACGACGAAAGGTCTTGCCTTGCGTTACCGCCATAATAGTTAGTAAATGGGCTATTTCCGGCATACTCACTTGTTAAGTACGTCCGGTTGTAGGCTGGGCCGCTGCTTCCGCCGCCGCTAAATAATCCGCTCAACTGCTGGCCTAACCCCGAGGTCAACTGTTGATTCGTACCAAGCCCTTGCAGGAACGACGCTGTCGGGTTCAGTTGGTTCGCGTTGAACATGTACTCCGCCGCACGTTGACCGCCAGAGAGTAGCGACGCCCCGCCTTGTGGGTTAGCGATGCGGCCGCCCAACGCGCTGCCCAACTCGAGCGGCTGTTGACCCAACGCTTCAATGTCGCCTGCTGCGCCGAGGTAACCTTGGAACGGCGCGAGTGAGCCAACCAAACCGCGCTGGTATCCCCCTAACAAATCCGCGCCGGTGCCGAACAACGTAGTGCCAAATGCCAATTGACGTTGACCTTCTGTCTGTGCGCGGCCGGCTAATTCAGCATCCTGCTGCGCGATCGCGTTGTAGTAGGCCTCTAGTTCAGGATTCGTTGCCGCCAACCCTGCGCCGCCGCCAGGACGCATACCAGTTGCGCCAACCGATAGCCCTGACCGACCTGCTTGGAATTGCTCATTACGCAGCGCGGCCAATTGACGCTCACGTTGCGGCGCCAAGATGTCGAGTTGCGACGTCATGTAACGCTGCGCGACGTCTTCCGGCGATTCAGCCAGATAGCGCTGCCCTAACTGAAACAGTCGGCCGGAGGCATCCGTCAGCGGCGCGTACAAGCCAGGCGCTGCTGCGGCGATATCCAATCCTTGGCCGCCTGCCAACCCCATAAAACGGTCTTGGTAGGCACGCAGTTCAGGCGAGACGTTGTAGGAAGCGCCCGACACACGGCCGTCAGGGCCGTATTGGAATTGACTACCGCCAAAACGTGTCGTGATGCCTACCGGGCGGAAACGAGCTTCTTCAGCGGCAAGCCTTGCAGCAGCTAAGTTACTCGCGCCTGCCTCGCGGGCCGCGCGTTCCGCAGAGCTTGCTTGCATCGAACTGCCTAATAGTCCAAGCCCACCGCCGATAAGCGAGCCAAGAATGACTGGGGCGACCATGTAATTCTCCTTTGATTAAATCTTTACTGCTTATGCCGTCCGCTTCCACATATACACAGTGATGTACGGCTGTACGTTTGCGTTGGTACCGCTAGAACCCGTTGAGTTAACCGATACACCAGTAGTTGCAGAACCGATAGATCCTATTGTTCCAGACGGAACTGACATACCGCCAGCTACCGCGCCAGCGGTTACAGAGCCGACAACACCAGAGTGTGTGTGAGCGTTTTCAGTTACGCTGTGCGTATGGCTTACAACAATTGCGTCTTTAGACCCGCCAGTTTCTTCAGCAGTATCAAACAACGGATCAGAAGCGTTAAAGCCCACCATAACGCGGCCAGCGCCGAACGCTGTCCATGTACCAAACCCTAACAATGTGCCAGGGTTCGTGCTAACCGACGAGTTCGTGTAGATCGACCCCACCGGAAACAAGGCGTTTTTGATAGCATCCGCAACATCTTGCACAAACGCTGTCGTCGCCAGCTTAGTACTGTCGTCGGTAGACGTTTGTGTTACGCCTGTCGTACCTGTAGGTAGTGACGGTGTGCCGGTGAATGTGGGCGACGCAAGGTCAGCTTTAGTCGCAACAGCAGTCGCAATATTGTTAAATTCAGTATCGATTTCGGTACCCTTAACAATCTTGCCTGCGTTACCCGACGCCAGCGCATCTTTAGCCGCAAAGTCTGTACTTTTAACGTAGTTACTCATGTCACCCTTCCATTCTTTGCTTGAATCTCAATGCGTTGGATAGACAACGCTGAACCATCAATATCTGCTTCATAACCGGTTTGCACAATCTTTCCAAACCCAGTGGCTTGCGCGTAAAGTGTTTGCAAAGCAATACCCGCCGCATATTCTGCTAATGGAGATCCATTAGCCCCATATTCCGCAATGCCATACTCCGAAATAGACTGTGTCGGGATTTGTACGTTTTGAGATAAATAATTCTCAGTAAAATCAAACCCCCACTTCATGGTGATGTACTGGTTTGTTCCGCCAATCACCACAATCAATAGCCGCTTCAAAATTGATGTGACGCTTTGGTCACCTAAATCAGAGTGGTTGGTAAAGTATTGCCAACGGTATTTAGCGCCGTTGTCTGTGTATCCTGTGTACCGGCCAACATACCCTGTCTTACCGATCAACAAATCGCCATTACGTCGAGACAGCAGCGCCGTCGGCTCTATCTCTGCCCAAGTCGTTACCCTCGACGCGCCGTCTTCCAATACACCGCGTGTATCAAACACATACACCGATTTGTTAGTCGGTAGCGTTAGCAAGTAAAACGCGTTAACTTCCGAATACACTGCCTTAATGTTGGCGGCTGTTTCGCCGGCGACGATACCCATCAAATCGTTACGCACGTTCTTGCTTAAATCACGAAACGGTGCAGACTTTTCTTGAATCGTGCGCATGACCGACCGCACGCCGCTGTTCGATAAAAACACAACGTCCGTATTCGTTCCTTGCACTGAATCACGCGCTATGCAGCCAATGCCGATCACCGTATCGTAAAGCGACATCGTTGACGGGGCTGTTGCGCCTTGGTACACCAAAATCTGACGTTTACCGAAGATGAACAGAAAGCCGTTGTGTGCTGCTAACGCGGTAATTTCATCCGGCCCGTTTGGCCAAACATTGTTCACGTTCAACGTGCCGGAGGTGCCGCCAGTATAAATATGACCTGATAGCAAATCGGAAAACGTCAGCGTCGCTTTATCGGCGGCAGTGTTAGCAATCCACAAACGACCATACGCCGAGATGCAAATATCGCCCGACGGCACCGTGCCTGCGTACCCGCTTTTCTCACTCACGCGGCGATAGGTCGTTGTGCTAACCGCTGGGTCGTAAATTAACGGTGAGTGGCCTATCTGGAAAAAATAGGTGATGCTGTTAAGCGACGCGCATTGCCAATTATTGGCCGTGATCGTTGGCGCTGTACCCCCGCCCCCGTAGGTCAACTCGACCACGGCGTTACTGCCGTCGAGCTTGAATAGTTTGTTGTTACCGGCAAACAGGATGGTGTATGTACCATCCGCTTGCACTAATTCGTGGATGACGCCAATTGGATTTGAGCCAAGGTTGCCGGTACTCGCGTTCAGATTATCCCAACCCTTACGCGCGCCGATGCGGCCGTACTGGTCGATGACACAGTTAGTGGCCGTCAAAGCAAAACCCGCCGCTAGATCGAGCGGCGAATCTTGGGTGTTCAGGCCAAAGAAACCTGGCGCTGAAATGCCGTAAGTTTGGATAGCCTGGCTCATGTCGCCAAAAACTCCTGCATCTCAGGAAAGCGGGTAGCTTCCAGAGCTATATAATCAGACAGCATACTTCTGTAGAGCGCATATGCTTCTGAGGAATTTAGACCGCCATCTTCACCGCGCTCAACCAACGCTCTGGCGTAAGCGTTC